TTTCTTTAAGATACTTCATTTAATGCCTCTCTTGATTCGAACCACACACGCAATGCCCTTTCGCCAATCATTGTCTTATTATCAATCATAGAGAACTCGACATGATAATTGACACAATCTCTATTGCCTTGTTCATATGTCCAAACTTGAGTTCTAGAGACTATCTCATCTCTCATGTAACCATCTTCACCATTGTCGGTGAACTTAGATGAAGTCCAACCATCGGCAGTCTTCTCTAGAATGTAAGGAGTTTCCCAATGTTCAATATGTTCATGAAGGTTCTCTTCATCAATAAGTTCCCAATCTAGGACATATTCCATAGATGCAGGATTCTCATAAGAATGTATAAATGCAGTCTCATCAACAAGACCTTGAAGGTGCTCGGAGTTAATAAAGTCCACATCTGTAATCAGATATGAAGAACCACCCTTAAATTTCCAATACGGTTCTGAAACACCATGTTCATAATCTTCATTATGAGCGGCATAGTTCTCTTTGTATTGTGTTTGAATTATTAAGTTTAGCATAGTCTTTCTCCGTTTCTGTATGTTCTCTCTACTGTTCCATCCTATCAAAAAGTGACACCCATTGTCAACCCCTACGCAGCCAAAGCAGTGTAAGATTCCCAACAACCATGACAACCTATTGCTGAGTTGTCACAACCTCTTCCGTCAATCCAGAATTGTAAGTCGAATTTTTTATAAGATTTTGCAGGCAAAGATATCTCTTCGTGTTTCCATTGAGGAGACCTTTCGAAGGTATCTTTCCAGTTTGTTTTTTGGACTGGTTTAACTACCAGGTGAGTGTCGGTAACTTCTTTTATAATTGCAGTATACTCATACCCATTAATTATAAATTTGCAGTCATCTAACCCTAGTTCGATGTAATCATCTACGAATTTGTATATCATTTTTGTCTCCTTTTTCATCATGGAATAAGGATAACAAAAAATGAGGGCTACTGTCAACCCTCTCTATCTATACCCATAAGTTCTTCTGTCTTTTCACGGAGTGCCAATGAGACATCATTGTCTGTTGCAATAGTCATGTACATTTTAGGTCCAGTACCAGAACTCTTTGGTTTCCATACCTTAGAACCCCATAACTTAGAGTACTCAATTGCTGTTGTATTGTCTTCATGTATCCATGCAGTCACATAAGGATGTTCTGCCCACACGACAGTCATCAATTGTTTCATGGCACCAGGATACATTCCGTCTTTTGTTGCACATAAGTCATAAGTGAAGTAGGTCAATGAATCTCTGTTCTCATCTTCTTCTTCATCTACAAGTGTTATCCACCCAATAATCATAGCGACAACTCTATCTTCATGTAAACAGACCCATGAGTCTTTCATTTGATTTGCAATAAAATTCCATGTCTCTTGTGAGTGTAATTCTTCTTCGCCGTGAAAGTGTAGACCCTCTTCATGTTGAAGTTCATAACATCCTTTTGCATGTTCTTGTCTAAGTGGTGTTATTTGATATTCCATTTGTTATTCTCCTTCTACTAAAAATTTAGTATCTTCTATTAATTTATCAAGTTCTTCTAGATTAACATTGTTTGCATCTAAAAGTTCAACGGTAAATGTGTCTTCTTCTTTGTTATGTGTTACCATGTGTGGTAATGAAACATTCAGACCTTCTAGTTTACTCATTGATTCTTCAAAGTGTCTGTAGTCATCTCTGCCTACTGTCACTTTCTTTTTGTGTGTTACTGGTAACATGTCTATAATGTTCATCTACCTACATCTCCTAAATATTTTTGTTTACATTCTTCCCATGACATCGAAATGATATCATCATAGAATAATGTTTCTGTTAAATTTTGTCTTTCTGCGTTCATGAGGTTATTTATTCGTTTAGCCGCATACTTATCCTTCCACAATTGCGTAAGTGTTTCGACTGAACCATCGTTGTTGTTTCTGACTAATTGGTCTTGTTCTATCTCACCTCTGAGAAACTCTCTGGTGTTTTCATAGAAACAAGAATAGTAGATACCTCGTTGATGGTCTGACTTCTGTAAGTCTTTTGGTATCTTAAGTTGCGAGTACATGAACTGTCTCATACGATTTCTATGGTCTCTCTTAAGAGTCTGACCACTTTCTCTCTTTGCAACATACAACAAGAAGTATCTTTCATTGAAGTGATGTTCTGCATAGTCTAACATCTTTCTCTCAGTCTCTTTGGTCATCTCAAATGATAATGAACCTTGACTGTAACCCATTTTCTTCCAGTGATTGAGTCTATCGTATTGTGATAACCCACCTGCCTTAGATTTACCATAGAGAGATGTTGTAGTCATACCGACTAGTTTATCTCCATAGTTTTCTTCCCATTGTTTCTGTATCACATCAGCAGTACATAACAATGCCATAAGTTTACCACCAGTGTAATTGAACCCTAGTGGTTGTGTTGGTAGAATACTTGAACCTATGGCGCTGTTGTTTAGTTTACCACTATTCGTTTTGTATATTCTTTCCCACCCAATGTAATTATCTCTAGGTGTTAAGTCAATGAAGTCACCTGTAATACAGATAACACCAAGATACTTTCCTGTTGGTTTGTCTTTGACTATGTAATGTAGATTTCTACCAATGTTAGATGAGTTCTTCTGGCTGTGTGTCATTGTTCTAAGACAATTCCATTTCTCTGTAAGAGAACCAGCAGATTGTTTATCTTTGTTACTATCGGTGTAGATTAACTCTGGTTCTAATTTCTCAAAGTCTTCATACGAATTTGGAAACCATATGTTGTTCTTAGTCTCATTGATTAACTTGAGATGGTCTTCATTAACAAAGTTAGTCTCTTCACCAAACAATGTCGAAACTGTTTGTGTCGGATATTTCATATGTATCTCTTGATACTTCTGATACAAGGTGTATTCTGCTACACCCATTTTAGAAACAAATGATAAGTCTTTTATCAGTAGTTCTCTAAGTTCTTCTCTGTCAATGATATCTTTCTCGACCCTATTGGCCTGATAATCATCGAATTGTTTTTGTACAAATGGTTCCATTATATGTTAAAGTCATTAAATTTAGTAGAAGGTCTTGCTCTGTCGGCAACAGGTATACTGTCATCAATTAACATTTCACCATCTACTAGTTCTTCTTGTGCTTCTTGTTCGACATCATAGAGTTTCATTCTTGCCCTATCGACACCAATAACAAATCTCTTAAAGATTGTTGGGTCATTGTATCTGTTCTTCAACTGTTTCACTACGAGTTGGTCTAACTCTTCTAGTTCTTCAGATGTAATCAGTGCAAACATTAAGTCAGCAGTTGCAGGTAACCCAAATGATTCAGATGTATCTTCTAGACCAACATCTGTAGAACCAAAACCACTTCTTGTAGTCTGAGTTGCACTCATGATAGGCACATCGTATTCAACTGCAACACCTCTAAGTTCTTCTGCAATACTCTTAACTAATGTATAAGAGTTTGCACCAGCACCTGGTCTAATTCTCTGAGATGCACATATGTTTAGATAGTCAATGAATATGATATCTGGTCTAAAGTCTTTCTTGATTTCAAGTTCTTGTAATAGATGTCTGAAGTGACCTGCGTGAGCAGATGCAGTAGGATATTCTTTTACAATAAGTCTACCTTGAGTCTTGGATTTGAGTCTGCCAATCTTCTTGCCATACTCTTTCTTAGACATCTCTGGTAAATCTTGCATAGGAACATTCATGATGTTTGCATCAATTCTCTCTGCAATTCTTTCTTCTGACATCTCAAGTGTAATATAAAGAACACTCTTGTTCATCATCAAAGCACTTGCAGCCATGTGACACATGAACAAAGATTTACCAACACCAGTACCTGCAAGACAAATGTTTAATGTCTTGTTTGGCAAACCACCTTTAGTAATCTTGTTGAAGTATTCTAAGTCGAACGGAAGTTTCTCTTCTTCTGTATTGTAGAACTCCCACCTCTCTTCTGCATCTTCTAATACATCATGACCAATGTGTTGGTCAAATGAAACTGATAATGCATCTTTTAATAGTTCTGGTATTTCACCAGTAGACCTCTGAGACTTTTGGTCAATGACTTCAATAGAGTCCATGACTGCAATATAGATTGCTCTATCTTTGCACCACTTCTCTGTCTCATCGACAAGCCAATCAAATGGCGTGTCTTCAACTGGCATTGAGCCCAACATCTCTTTGCAACCGTCAATAATACCCTCTGAATGAGATGTATTATTGTCTAGATTTATGAGAAGTGCTTCGAGGGTTGGGCTCTTGATATACTTTTCGAAATAAGATTTTATCTCGGTGTATACCAACTGCTCAGATGAGTCTGCAAAGTATTCAGGTTTTAGAAAAGGTATTACTTTTCGTGTATACTGTTCACTCTGAATCAGGTTCTTCAGGATTGTCTGTTCTACTCTCATTGCTACCATACTTAAAATAATTGTTTGCGACTTTTTCTAGTCTTTCCATTACATCTGTAGTGAAATACTTTTCGGGATTGTTGTTAATGGTTTTACCAAACTCGGTTTTGCCATTGGGTAACAACACCCTTGTGCTTGACTTCTGAAATACACCACTTGCAAGTGCCATATCTAATAGACCATAATATCTATCTAGACCTTTATCATATGTCAATCTGACATCGACCATTCTGTTCTCTACAGTAAGTCTTGACTTGGCATTTTTACAGTGAATGATGTTGCCCACAACTTCAGTTCCTTCTTTCTCTTTTCTCTTAGAAAGATAGATGATTGAACTAGCGGCATACTTGAGACCACTACCCCCACCCATTTCTTTCTGAGGAAACATAGAACCAATCACATCGTATGTGTGATTTGTGACTATCATCGGCACTCCTGCACGACCTAGTTTAAGAGTTAATACTCTAAATGCACCCTTTGTGATTTGGGCACGAGTCATGTCTTTCGTTTCTTTTCCGTCAGCAGTATCTTGTATCTCTTTGGTAGTTGATAACATACCAAGTGAGTCTAAACAGAACATCATCGGAGGTCTTTCGGCCTCTGGTGTTTCTAAGTACTTGTCAAGAATATTGATTGCCTGGTTTCTAAATTCTTGTACTGTTACCACAGGCACGATAACAATTCTGTCTGAATCAATTCCTCTATCTTCAATCATTGATTTACTGATTGCTGATTCTGATTCAAAATAGATAACAGCAGAATCAGGATTATCTTCTAGGAATTGTTTTACCATTCCCAATGCAAAGAAAGTTTTACCTGTTGCTGATTCACCTGCGATTGCGGTGATTTTGTTTTTAGGAAGGCCGCCATATAGTGACCCACTAAGCAAAGCGTTAAAGATGTAAGACCCACTATCTACAAACGAGTCTACATCACCAGCGTTGATACCATCAGACACTATGCCTGCGTATTCATTGCCAGATGCTTTGACTAAATCTTTAATAAAATTCATTTCACTTCTCCATAATATATTATTAATATACTAGTCTAGTATACTAAAAGATGTTCTATTTGTCTAGTTGGTTTTCTAAATCTTCTAACTCTTCACGACAAGATTTGTAATCATTGTTTGCCCTAAGAATTTCTAATATTATTTTAGATTGAGTTTCTAAATGAATTATGAAACCAAAGATTATAGCAATCATGATTATGTAGAATACATCCATTACCTGGATTATCATAGTTCTAACTCTGATTGTGTTTCTAACACAACCTCACCCCTTTCTATTACTACTAATCTATTTGCCATATGTTCAGCTTGAGTCTCTTCTTTATTACCACCTGTATATGCGACTGCATGATTTTCATCAATCATTTGTTGGTTGATTGAGTAATGACTATTTCCTATGAATAAGTCACCCAAGATTCTTCCAAACTTTCCTTTGTCGTGTGATACTAGTTCAATTGACTCAGCGTTTTCTATAATACTTTTAAGATGTTTCTTTGATGCTTTACCAAATTTCTTTTCTACTAAGTCTCTTGTACGGCTTTCAGGAGTATCGATGCCCAGCATTCTAACTCTCTGTTTCTTGTATACCATACCAAACCCTAAATCGATATCTACATCTACTGTATCTCCATCGACAACCTTCACTACATTTACTGTATATCTGTAATTATTCTGTTCTGCCATTGTTCTCTCCTGATTTGCTTTCCCAATCTAGAATTGCTCTTCTGATTGAGTCCTCTGCGAGTACGGAACAGTGTAGTTTGATAGGAGGTAATTCAAGCGCATCTGCAATCTCTTTATCTTTAATGAGTTTTGCTTCGTCAATCGTTTTCCCTGTAAGTAAGTCAACGAACATTGAACTTGATGCAATTGCTGAACCACATCCGTAGGTTTTAAATTTGACATCTGTAATCACTCTATCTTCATTAAGTTTGAGTTGTAGTTTCATGACATCGCCACATGCAGGAGCACCAGATAATCCTGTTGCAACATTAGGATCCTTCGGGTCGAAACTCCCTACTGAAAACTGTTCAGGTGCGTTTAACACTGCCTCGAATCTATCAACTACTTTTTTTGAGTACATTTTCTATTATTTCTATTCGTTTAACTAAATCTTTATATCCATCAAACTCACAAAGACCAATAGAAGGATGAGAGTCTTCTTCAAGGCTCTCTAGTCGTTTTATAATCTCTTTAAGTTCTTCATACACATGTTTATTTATCCAAAAAAGGAGTCTAAACTTGCGACTGGCTCTACATTCCAGTTAATTAACTGAATTATATTGCGTAATGGGTCTATAAATGATTTGTCAAACTGTAAATCGTAATCTACAAATCTATGTAAATCAAACTCTTTCGGCAATGAGTTAGTAAATGATATCACATTCTCATTGATAGGGTTTGGCATAGTAAGGTATGTGAAATGTATCTTCTCACCATTTCTAATAGGTTCGTATCGTTTAAGTAGATTCATTTCTTTGAGTCTATGATTGAACAACAATGAACCTCTGACATGAATTGGTGTGCCTTTGCCATAGATGTGTGTAGGGTCTGCATACTGAATCATACCTTTACACCCTCTAGGGAATGCAACATCTTCTGGAGGTAATTCTCTGAATTCTTTTCTTGCAGTTTCTACAAAGTCCCATAACTGCTGTTCATCACCACGCATGACAATTCTGATTGCTTTTTCTAATTTTCGTCTCACCCATAACGGCGTTGATGACTTTGCAGTCTCAATGCCCATAAGTTTGAGTTTAGGTTCGTCTAGTCTCACACCCTCATTGTCATATACATTTAGAATGTATCTTTTCTTTGCAGTCCAGATACCTCTATCTGCAATTACTTCACGACCCATTTCCATTTTCTGTTGA